GCCGCGCCCATGCCCGCGTTGCGAAATAGACAAGCTGTTGATCCGGCTGCTTGGTCCACATGCCGTTGGTCGTCTTGGCGTCCTTCAGCTCGACGCTCAGCTCGCGGGCGTTTTCCTCGCCGCGCAGCATCCCGCGAACCGTGACTTTGCGCGTAGCGCCGTCGCCCGAGAACTCATAATCGAGGCGGCGGGCAAGCACGCCGCTGCTGTTCAGCGCGGCGGCCACCAGCTTCCCCTCGAACATCAACCTACCCTGTATGACGCTCGTGCATTGCGCCACGGCGAACGGCGACATGCTCCAGCGCATGGCCTGCTCGATCACCATGAGGCAGTCGCCGGGGCTGCGTTGCAGGTGCGTCGGCACCAGCTTGCCGGTCGCCATCATGTTGGCGAGTTGCAGGGCTTCGGACGTGCCGCTCGGCACCAAGGCGTTCATAGCGGTTACTCCTACCGGGTGCGGATCGTGAGTGTCGGGATGGCGTTGGAAAGGGTGGCGCCGGCTACCGGCCCGGCCTTCAGCGCCTTGGCGATCGCCACCATGTCGGGTGCGGTGCGCAGCAGATGCGCCGGCAGCGCCGAGGGCTCGGTGACCAGCGCCTTGGTGCGGTGCGATATGGATGCCGTGTAGCTGGCCCGCTCGATCGGGCCGTGGACCTCGAGGGCGTCGATCATGCGGGCGGCCAAGTCGCGCAGGCGGTTCTTGCGCTCGGCCAGGCGCTTGGCGCGTGCCGCCGCCATCTCGGCCAGCACCGCATCGGCCATGGATGCCTCGACCACACGGTCGAGCGTCTCCATGACATCAGTGGAACCCTCGATCATGCCGAGCAGCAGGGCATCGTCATCCGCAATCGAGCCATCGGCGTCGATCAGTTCCGCGCGCAGCTGCATCGCAGCACTCATGGCGCGTTCTATGGCGAACGGTGACGGCGCGCTCATCTAAGCCGCCGGCTCGTGCTCGGGTTCCGGCTCTGCGGTCACCACCACGGGCCACGTCTTGCGCGGCCGGCCGCGGGCAAGGCGCTTGCCGCTCAGCGCCGCGATCACCTCGCGCACGCCCTGCAGGCGGATCTGCTGCTCGGACAGCGCCAGCTCCAGCTCGCGTTCCTCGATGCGGTAGCGTTCGAGCAGGGTCGCCGCGTTGGTCAGCAGGTCGGCGTTCGCGTTGTCACTCATTCCTCATCCTCCAGGACCAGGGGGCCGCGGTAGTTCGCGCGCTCGCGCTGGATGTCGCCCCAGGCGGCGGTCAGATCGGCGAGCAGATCGATCGGCGAGAAGCGCCGGTTCGGGTGCTCGAGGTCGAAGGCATGCGGTGCGAGGCGCGCGACGGTGGCAACGATGATCTGCTCGATTTCGTCCAGCCGCTCGCCGTCCCGCAGGTCGCGGTCGATCGCCTCGGCCTCGCGTGAGCGAGCCAGGCGGGCGGGGTATGCCAGGTAAGTCGCGCTCATCGTCAACGCGCTACAGGATTCGGGTGAGAAACCGCGCCAGCATCGGCGCGACGGGCGCTGAAATCGCCAGCTTTAACGCTGGATTAACGGTCGGATGACGGGGAAAGAACGTGGCGCCGCGTGACGGTAACGCTACACTCGGCGCGCTGATCCGACAGGTGAAAGGACCACAATGCGGCACGTAACGCGCCTCCCGCTAATCGTGGGAGGCATGATAGCAGCTTTTATACTACAAGCAACAGAAAATATGTCGGCGCGTGTTTACGAACAGGACGGATTTCGCTGGCCTACCTATGAATCTCCGAATCGGCCAAGGCCGCCGCCCGCGCCCGTCCAGCAGGGCGAGCCACGTCCGCCGGACAGTCCATCCCATCCAATGCAGCCTGTAGCCTAATGGCGAATTTCAGCGGCACTGCATCGGCATTGCCGAGGTAAATCCAATCGAGGGTTAAGCCTGGAACCAGGCTGATCAGCGTGGCCATCTCCTCCACACGCGGAAGATTGTAGCCGTTCAGCCACGCTGAGACCCTTGAGCGACGCACGCCCAGGAACAGGGCCAGATCCTGCACGAGCGGCAAGTCCTGAGTGTGCATGACCGCGCGCAGGCGGCGCGCGACGTCCTGGGGTGACACGTCTTTCATGACCCCATGCTAACAGATTTTGTGTAAACCCGTCACGCCAGAAAATCTATTGACGTTCTGGTGTACCGTGCCACACAATCCGATATGCGCACCGATGATCTCATGGCGCTGTTCGGCGGCCAGGATGCGGTGGAACGACTTACCGGGGCCAGCCACAACGCGGTCAACAACTGGCGCTCCACCGGGGTGCCGTATCGGCACTGGCCCGCCCTGATCCGCGAGGCGCATCGGTGCGGGTTGGGGCTGAAGGTGACATTCGAGACACTGGAGGCGACCCGCGTGTTTGCGAAAACCGAAGTCGCTGCCGAGTGAGCGTGCCCGGCATCTCGCCTGAATGGCCGGCGGCGCGCATGGCGCGGCTGCGCGAGCTGCACGCGGCCGGGCTGAGCTACGCGGCGATCGGGCGCGCGCTGGGCAGCACGGCGAGCGCGGTGATCGGCAAGGCGCATCGGCTGGGCCTGGCGGGCCGGCAGAGCCCGATCATCCGCGACGCCGACGATCCGCGCCGGCGTCCGGCACCGGCAATCGTGCCGCGGGCGGGCAAGGTGACGCTGCCGCCGCTGGCCTCATTGCGATGACCTACAACCCCCGCTCGCCGTCGCTCGAGCTGATTGCGGCACTGCGGCAAATGCGCGGCGAGGGGCTGTCGTTCGTGGCGATCGGCCGGGCGACCGGACGCAGCAAGGGCCAGATCGCCGGGCTGTGCCGGCGGCACCTCGACGGGATCAAGACGGTGTATGTGCCGTATGTGAAGCGGAAGCCGGTGCCGTGGGTGCCGCGCAAGCAACGCGCGCCGGTGCTGCCGGTGCTGGGGGCCTGCTGCTGGCTGATGAACGATGGGCGCCCGTGGATCCGCTGCGACGGGCCGGTGACCACGCCGGGGCCGTACTGCGAGTTGCACAGGAAGCGCGCGTATATGCCGCTGTCGGAGACGCGGCGGGCGCAGCAGCGGCAGGAGGCGCGGCATTGATCCGCGCCGCTTCCGTCTGTTCCGGCATCGGCGGCGCTGAGCTGGCGTTCGCCGGCATCGCCTCGCACGCCTTCATGGCCGAGACGGACCCGTTCGCCCGCGCCGTGCTGGTGCATCGCTTCCCGCACATCCCGCTGCACGGCGACTTCACGAAGGTAGAGCACGATGGGCCAGTTGACGTTCTTGTCGGAGGCACGCCCTGCCAGTCGTTCAGCGTCGCCGGACTGCGGGGAGGCATGGCCGACGAGCGCGGCAACCTGGCCCTCGAATTTCTGCGACTGGCTGATCGGCTGCGCGCCGGTTGGGTTCTTTGGGAGAACGTCCCCGGCGTGCTGTCGTCGAACGGCGGACGGGACTTTGGTTCCTTCCTCGGAGGGCTGGGCGAACTCGGGTATGGGTGGGCCTACCGAAGCCTGGACGCTCAGCATTTCGGTCTGGCCCAGCGACGCTGCCGTGTGTTCGTTGTCGGATGTCTTGGCGACTGGCGACGTGCCGCCTCGGTATTATTTGAGCCCGCGAGCCTGCGCGGGCATCCTGCGCCGCGCCGAGAAGCGCGGGAAGGCGTTGCCAACGCACTTACGGAACGCGCTGACGGCGGCTGGCGCGGCGATCTGGACAACGACACCTACGTCGCGTTCGACTGCAAGGCTGGCGCCAAGGCGCGGCCGGTGGAAGTGGCCCAGCCCGTGATGGCGGCTGGGCCTAGATCAGGCGACCAGGGCGGCGACGTGATCGTCACCCACGCCCTGCGCGCTGCATCGGAGGACGGCACCGGGCGCGGCACGCCGCTGGTGGCTGCGTTCCACCAGAACCAACGCTCAGAGGTTACGACGAACTATACCACAGGCGCGCTGAACAGCGGCGGCGGCAAGCCAGGCCAAGGCTACCCGGCCGCGCTCATTGGCTCGGGCGTCCGCCGCCTGACGCCGGCCGAGTGCGAGCGCCTCCAGGGCTTTCCCGATGGCTGGACCGCGATCACGTATCGCGGCAAGCCCGCAGCTGACGGCAACCGCTACCGCGCGCTGGGCAACGCCTTTGCCGTGCCTGTCGTGCGCTGGATCGCGCGGCGGCTGGCGCGTGAACATTTTGCGGGCGTGACGCTCGCCGAGGTGGCGGATTGAGCCGCCGCCCATGGACCGGCCGCGAGCTCACCGAGGCCAAGCGGCTGCTGCGCGCGGGCAGCACGCACCGCCAGATTGCCGCCGCCCTGGGCCGCACAATGGCCGCGGTGAAGTCGGCATTGCAGACCGCCGGGGCAACGCGCGGGCGGCATCCGGCGCAGGCGCTGGCGCCGCACATGCTGGCCGAGGCGAAGGCGTCGCTCGAGCGAGAGATCGCCGCGGCGAAGCGTGAGACGGCGCGGGCCAAGCCGTTCCGCGGCGGGGGCTCGATGTGATCGGCGGCGTTGTCACCTCGTCGGTGATCGGGCGGCAGATCCGCAAGCGCGCGCATGTCGAGGACGATCTGCAGCGTGCCATCTGTCATTTCCTGCAATGGGCGCTGCCGGCCGATGCGGTCTATTTCGCGGTGCCCAACGGCGGGCTGCGCTCGCCCAGGGTGGCGGCACGCATGCGCGCGACCGGCACCCGCGCCGGCGTGCCTGATCTCTGCATCATCCATCGTGGCCATGCGCTGTTTATCGAGCTGAAGGCGGCACACGGTACGATGAGCGCGGTGCAGAAGGAGATGGCGCGACGGCTGATCTATGCCGGCGCCGAGGTGATGCTTTGCCGGAGTTTGGAGGACGTGGAGCGGTCGCTGCGTGAGGCCGGGGTGCATCTCAGGGGAACCGTCCAATGAACCTTCGCGCCATCGCCATCGAGGGCGGCCCGCCGGCCGAGCAGGACGAGGTGCAGCGGCCGATCGACGTCGTGATCGACCAGCTGGAGCGCCGCACGGTGACGGGGCGGGACCGTGGCCGGCTGTCGGATGCGCTGAAGCGGGCCGATGCGCCGCTCGCTGGCCGTGCCGGGGCAGATGCAGCGGTCGGGCGTGCGGTGCGATGAGCGAAAAGACATTCGCGGATTGTACCGTGTCGGTGCATCCGCCATGCCCGGAACGTGGCGCAGAAATCCAGATCAATGGGCGGCCGATAGGCCTCGATGAGGCAGTGGAAGTGGCCGAGTGGATATTAGCGGCGGCGAAGCCATACAGCGTACGCGCGACGCGCTTATGTGGGGCGATCAGCCTCTCCGATCTACAGACGGCGTACCTGACACAGCTCTCGGGATGTGTTCCCGCGGTGGGCACGGTGATTCGCGATGAACGATGACGGCGTGGCATGGACTGGACGCATTGACCGCTGTGCCGATGGCAGCCTGGTGGGCGAGCTGGTGGACATCTTCGGGTTCCGCCTGGTGCTGACCGGCAAGCGCGACATCGAGCAGGGCGGATATGTGCTGGAGGCGCGCACCGAGGTGCCCGGCGCGTATCGCGTCGGCGCGATCGATGACAACCAATAAGAGGGATGGGGAACATCATGGAACAGCATGCAGCCAGGCTAGAAACCGTTGATCCAGATCGTGCCAAGCAACTGCTGGCCGGCAATCGGGACAATCGGCGGCTGCGACCGAACTATGTAAAGTATCTCGCGCGGCAGATTGCCCTTGGCAGTTGGTGGGTGACCACCGATGCAGTCGGGATCACTCCCGATGGTCGGCTGATCAATGGCCAGCACCGTCTGATGGCGATCATCGAAGCCGGTTGTTCGGCGGAGCTATGGGTGATGCACGGCGTATCGGCCGAGGCGTTCATGGTGATCGACCGCGGCGTCAACCGCACGATGTCGGACGCGCTGGCGCTGCCGAGCGCGCTGATCGCCGATGCGCATCTGGTTCGGTATATACTTAGGAGCCGGGCGGGCCGCATAAGCGAACTGGAAATCTCTGATGCGGCGACTTGGTGGCGCCCTACGTTCGATGTGCT